CTATTGGTAGAATTGACGGAATCGCAGGGCAGTCAGGTAGTGTTAGTAATGTAACAGAGTTAAATAGAGGGTCTTTTGCTCAAAAACCTTTTCATATTTGTACAATAGCTTCTACAGCAGGAAATCCTGATCATGTTCTAAATGAAGTGTTAAGTAGTCCTTTATTTACGCATCAATTTACTACTTTTAATTATTCAGGTAATAGAAAGTTTATTATTCAGGCTGGCGTAGATTATGAAGGGACTATAAGTAGTAGTTCAGAGTCTCTTTTTGTTATGTCTATGAGACAGACTTCTAATACGAGTGCTTACACAAGTACTACGGCGGGTGATTACTTAGCTTCAGAACGCTTTAGTGGCAGTAGCAGTTTTGCTATTGGCATTAAAAATTTAAATGCTCAAGTTTCTTTACCAGGAAACACAACTTTTACTATTTGGTGTTTTGGCAAAACAGATGATGTTAGTGGTAGTAGTGCTGGAAATTTTGAGGGTGGGTATATTCAAGTTTTTGGTTTAAATAAATAATATGGCAGATTATAGAAAAGTTTGGGACGCAGTAGTAGAAAAAAGGAATCTTAAATTAGAAGCTTCTGATTGGACTCAAATGGCAGACAGTCCGCTTACAGATTCTAAAAAAGCTGAATGGGCTACATACAGACAGACCTTACGAAATATACCTAATACTTTACGTAGTCATTCTAACTATGTAGATGATACGAACAGCCACCCTGATGATGGTTCAATTGTAGCTTGGACATGGCCAACAAAACCTTCTTAATTAATATGGTAGAATAAAAATATGAAACGACCAGGAATGAAACTAAAAAAGAAAGGCGTGTCTAAAAGACAACAGCGTTCTATTGACAAACTTCCCCAGGACAGACGTGCATTTGTAAAACGTCGTATGCTTATGGGCGACAACCTTAGGCAAGCCAAGAAACGTGCTAAGCCTATAAACGCCTAAGACAATGGAAGAAGCTATCAAGCTCATTAATGAAGTGGGCTTTCCAATAGCAGCGGCCGGAGGCTTAGGGTGGTTTATTTACAAGTTAGTAATAAAAATTGTAGATGGTATGGAAGCAAAACTAGACGTTGTAGATGATAAAGTAGCTGAACAAATAGAACAGATGGAACAGCGTCTTGGCACAAAACTTGACTCACAGCACGGTATACTTGTAGCATTGATAGACAGAGTGCGTAGTCTTGATAATGAAATCATACGTCAAGACACCATGATTAAAACAATTTTAGGAGTACCTAACTTAATAGATACAGACAAAATAGCAAAAGCAGATAGAGATGACCAAAGAAAAGATTAAAAAGAAACGCGGAAGACCTAGTAATGCTGAGTTAAAGCGTAGAAAGGATGAAGCTGAAAAGATTTTAATTACTCGTATTGTAGCGGCTATTGGTATTATTTTAATTCTTGGTATTTTTGTTCAAAGTGTTACTGCTGATGAGATGGTGCACAAGTTTAAGAACCCTTCTTTTAATGGCGTAGGTACTTCTAGTCATTACCTTACAATAGAAAATCAAGAATTTAATCGTAAGAAAGCGATTAAAGAAGAGATTAAAGCTTATAGAGAAGAGTTAGAACGAGAAAAAGAAAACACTACTCTCGCAAGATTTATTAGGAATTTAGAGTCTAGAATCTACGCTCAGTTATCCAGGCAGTTAGTAGAACAACTGTTTGGTGAAACCCCCAGCACAAGTGGTGTGTTAGAATTAATGGGTAACACAATTGAGTATTCGGTGGATGGAGACTATATTACACTTAAAATTACAGATGCTGATGGGAATACTACAGAAATTACCCTTCCTATTGGTTCCTTTACTTTCTAGCTGTGCGCTAATTCTTGACCCTATTGAAAATAATCTAGGGCCAATTGAACGCATTGAAGAAGCTCAAGTTGAACAAATTGTCCTTACCGAACTAGCTCACGTAAAACGTAATACAGACACATCAAAACCTGTAGTTGCTGTGTACGCCGACGCTTTTAAAGATGATACAGGACAGCGTAGAAGTAATAGTTCGTTTGCTACATTCTCTACTGCAGTTACTCAAGCCCCGTATGTATACCTTATTCGTGCATTAAAACATGCAGGAACTAATGCTGATGGTTTTTTTGATGTAGTAGAACGAGTTGGTTTAGATCATGTAACTAAAGAACGTCAACTCATTCGTAGTACCCGCCAAGACTTTGAAGAAAAGCAAAAATTACCGGCCCTTTTGTTCGCAGGTTTAATAATAGAGGGGGGTGTGGTAGGATATGAAAGTAATATTGAGTCTGGAGGCGCGGGAGCACGTCATTTAGGGATTGGCGGCTCAAAAGAATTTCGACGTGACACTGTGTCCGTTTCCCTTCGTGTAGTTTCAGTAGCCACAGGTAAAGTATTAATTGACGTCTTAGTTACTAAGACTATTTTAAGTGCTTCTGTAAGTCAAGACGTCTTTAGGTTCATATCAACAGGAACTGAGTTGGTTGAGATTGAGAGCGGTAGAGTACGTAACGAATCTATTAATTTAGCATTACGTGCAGCTATTGAAACAGCGGTATTAGAAGTAATCAAGGAGGGTGAAAACGCTGGTTTTTGGAGATTAGAAAATGAAAACGAGCAAGAGAAGAAGCCTTCTACTTAGCATTTTTCTACTATTTCCTTTGGTTACGTTTGCAGCGGATAACGAGATTTATATAGATCAGTCAGGAGCGACAGCTAATATAGACTTAGAGCAATTAGGATCAGGGAATATAATAGGAGGACTGAACTCGGTTGCAGGCACACTTACACCTCTAGATTTAGATGGTACTAGCTTAACGCTAGACATTAATCAAATTGGAGACAGTAATAAATTCTTAGGTGACATCTGGGGAGATTCACTAACAGGGTTTTTTGAATTTGACGGCGATAGCAACACCTTTACTTTTCAAGGTGATCCTACAAATACCTACGGTATTGACAGCTCTAACTGGAATGTTGATGTAACAGGGTCAAGTAACACGTTTACTTTTGACCAGGGCACTAATGCGTTAGCTAGCGGTTTGGATTTAGATTGGATTATACAAGGGGATAGCAACACTTTTACTATAGATATTGATTATGATGGAGCAACAAATTATGTTGATGTTGATGGTGACAGCAACACTCTTACTTTTGATGCAGATGGTTATGCGGGTGGTTATTTTTACCTAGACCAAACAGGTAATAGTAGAACGTTTAACATTGAGCAACAAAGTACATTAGATAATGACTGGCTTAAAATTATTTCTTCTGGCAACAACGGTACTGTTTGCGTCATTCAAAACGACGGCGGAACAAGTACAGGTTGTTAATATAGGGAACGTATCTGAGTTAACAGGTTTTGCTAGAGTTATAAGAGAAAAACCTTATGACGCAGAATTAAAACTAGGGATACAATCTCAAGACGATGTACGCACTAGCAATGGGCGTATAGGACTTCGTTTTCTAGATGACTCAGTTGTACGTTTAACTGAGCATTCTAAACTTATTGTAGATAAATACATCTATGATCCTGATCCATCTAAATCTAAGATGGCATTACAATTTGCCAGTGGGACTATCCGTTACGTATCCGGCAAAATAAATACAATTCGTAAAGAAAATATAAGCATACGTACACCAACTGCAAATATTGCAATTAGAGGCACAGACTTTACTTGCACTGTAGATGAGTTAGGTAGATCTTTAATTATATTGTTACCTGATGTTAATGGTATTTCTTCTGGAGAAATAATTGTATCTACTGCAATGGGAGATGTTGTACTAAACAAACCTTACCAGGCTACAACTGTAAGTGTATTTGAAACTTCTCCTAGTAAGCCAGTTGTTTTAGATATAACACTTGAGCTTATAGATAACATGTTGATTGTGACACCTCCTGAAGAAGACGTACAAACGGAGACGGTGAACGCTGTTTCTAGTAGTGCAAGTTATTTAGATTTTAATGATTTAGATATAGATTATCTTGCAGAAGATTTTTTAGATAATGAGTCTGACCTTGAGTTTACTGAGCTAGATATAAATTACTTAGATACTAACTTTCTAGAAGACCTGTTAGCTGTATTAGACGAACTAGATGTACTTCAAGATGATGGTTTAAAAAGCGATGTTACTTCTACTGTAGTAAAAGGCACACAAATAGGACAAGACCCACAAACGCAAATTACAACTATTATCCAGGGAGAAGTGTTAAGTTTGCGTAGATCGGTTAGTCAATCTGTTCGTATAGATTTAAACATTTCTCAAGGATATACCGTTATACTTATACAAGACGGTAAATCTAATCAAATTATTGTAAACGGTGGTGGATCAAATATTACTATTAAACAGAACTCGGGGTAAAAAATGAATAAGTGGTTAACAGGAGTACTTACTGCTATAGCATTATCAATGCCACTTATATTAGATTGGGGGGCATTAGAAGTACTTAGGCTTAAAACCTTTGATGCACTTATACAAGAACAAACTCCCAGCGGCCACTTTGTAATACTAGATATCACTGAGAATGATATTAGTAAAGAAGGAGGGTGGCCTTTTCCTAGAGAGCGGCTAGCAGAAATACAGCTTGATCTAATCGACCGTGGAGCTTTAGGCGTGGGTTGGGTAATTATGTTCCCACAAGCAGATAGATTTGGTGGAGACGCTGACTTCGCAATGAGCCTGCAGCAAGGCACAAATGTACTAGCTATACCTGAATACGAAAACCGAATATACCCATCGACTGACGGTACTGTAATACTTGGGGATAACCCTGTGGATATGATTACTTTATCAGGGCACTTAGCTAACGTAAGTCTGCTAGAACTTTCGGCTTATCAGGGTATTGTGTCTGCACCGACAGATGTGGATAACTTAATTAGACGCGTCCCACTTATTGTACAAACTCCTGAAGGCTGGGTTGCATCGTTTGCTACACAAGTACTAAAAGCCCTGACCGGGGAAGGTACGTATCAAATAAAAACTTATGAAAGTGGTATACAAGCTGTTCGGATACCTGAGCTAGGTGTAATACCTACTGACAAGTACGGCAGAAAATGGATCTCTTGGGTTAATACTCCTAAAACTACGTTACAAGACCCCCAGGTAGATGGGAAGTTTGTGTTTGTTGGAGTTACAGCAGCTGGTGTTATGCCTCAATTAGCCACGCCCCACGGTCTACTTAATCCTCATCACATACAAGCAGCCTTAGCAGAAAGTTTATTACTGCCTAATAGCCCACAAATACCAGCAGACAGACTTACGTATGAGCTATTTATATTTTTAATTTTGTGTACATTTGGTCTCCTGCTTGGACGTAAATGTACGCCTGCATACATGGCAGGGGGAGCTGCAGTACTTCTTGTAAGTACAGGAGCACTTGAATGGTATTTTGTAGTTAAAAACTCATTACTTATAGACACTACTTATAGCGGTATATCACTAGTACTTATATTAAGTCAGCAGTTCTGGCTTAATTTTAGAGAACAATCACTCCTTCGCCAGCAAATTAAGAAACAATTTGAACATTACTTAGATCCTCGCCAGGTAAAACGTCTGCAAGATGATCCAGATATACTTAAGTTAGGTGGTGAAAAGAAAGAAGCTACGTTTTTATTTACAGATGTAAGGGGTTTTACCTCTATGTCTGAACGATTAAAGCCTGAAGAAGTGACTTATGTAATGAATAAAGCTCTGACAGCGCAACAAAAAGCAGTACAAAAACACAACGGGATGGTAGATAAGTACATAGGAGACGCTATGATGGCTATCTTTAACGCTCCACTAGACTTAGTTAACCACCCTCGAGCAGCGTGTGACTGCGCAAAAGATATAGTTAAAAACATGGAAGTTTTAAATACAGAACTAAAAGCCGAAGGCCTACCTCCGATTGCAATTGGTATTGGGGTAAACACAGGTGAAGCTGTGATAGGAAACATGGGCAGCGAGTCACGGTTCGATTACACAGCTATAGGAGATGCAGTTAATTGTGGTGCAAGACTTGAATCTGCAACCAAAGAAGCTGGAGTAGACATACTTATAGGTGAGAAAACTGAATCTTTATGCGGATATTACTTACAAGAACTAGATCCGATGCCCGTAAAAGGTAAGGCAAAACCTTTGAGAGTGTTTACATTTATGAAATAATGTAGGTAAGGAGGTAAAAACTTATGCTATATATTAATATATTTATGTGGATAACATCTATTATTGCTATCGCGTCTTTGATTGCAGCAATTACACCAACTCCACAAGGAGATAAACTCTTAGCTAAACTATACAAAGTCATAGATTTTCTGGCTTTAAATATAGGGAAAGCAAAGGAAAAGTAAGTGGCTAGAAATTACCGTAACGAGTACGATAAATATCAAGGTAGTTCAGCTCAAAAAAAGAGACGAGCTATGCGTAACAAAGCCAGGCGGGCTGCGTTACGTGCTGGCACTGTTAAAAAAGGTGATGATAAAGACATACATCACAAAGATGGTAATCCGTTTAATAACGCAAAAAAGAATATTGCAGTACGACATAAGAGTCATAATAGATCTTTTGCACGTACAAAAACGGCTAGGAAGAAACGGTCGTAGGGTCGAACTGACCTAATTCAATAAGTTTAGTCCTATTACTTAGATGTGCAGCTTCTACTGCAGCTTTGTTTTGTCCAAAATAAGGAACAGCTAAGAACTTGTCGCACATAGCCTGGTTAATATCAACGCCGTCAACCACTACTGTGCCTAACACCCGCCCATACTTACCTTTAGAATCTTTAAGTTCAGTCCTTATAATGACAGAACCACTGCTAACAGCATCTGAAAGAAATTTGCTAGCCATTTTTCCACGAACTTTTTCGTCTTTGTCACGAGTACGTGACTCGGGAGTATCAATAGCATATAAACGCACCCTAGACTTATAAAGAACAGAAAAACCAAGATCGAGAACAACGTCAATAGTGTCCCCGTCAACAACCCGTTCAACTGTGCAATTATATTCGTACATTTACTCTTCCAAGAAAGATCCTCTAAGCTTTGTAAGATACCAGTTTGCTTTATCAAGGTCTTCTTTTCCTCCTTTATGTTCGTATCTCCAAAGATACTTTAACATATTTCCTTTTAAATAGCCTCTAAATGCTTCTTCTGACATAGACGCTTCTATTGCTTCTATGCACTCTATTCCGCCATCATTGTAATGTGGTGGACTGTTTACCATATCAACCATCGGTTCCTCCTAAACGTGCGTTTAATAAAAAGACAGCTTGTTTAAAATCCATAGCGTCTTCTAAAAATGTTTGTTTGGTATATTCGTTTACTTTGCCAAAGTTATAGCTCACTTGAACTACTTTATCTTCGCAACCTGCTAATACATACACGGACACCTGGTGATCTCGACGGTCTGTAAGCCAAATTTCTTGTTGTTTAGATAAGCCAAAGTTTATTTTAGACGTGTCTCTTGCTGGCAGCTTGGGTTTGTACTTGTATTCTACAAAGCACATTCCAGCAGGACCACTGTAGTAAACGTCAGGCACACCCCCGTGATAAGGGTCGTTAATCTTCCACTTATAAATATTAGTAGAGAGCGCTTTGTTTACTTTATTAATAAAGCCTGTTTCATTCACAGGCTCAGCATAGCATAAAAAATACATACACGCCGCGACAGTATATGTCGCAGCATGTACGCACACAGTCATTTAGGCTCCTGTGTTACCTGATACACCCTTGTAGACTTTCTTAGCTATTTCGTAGTCATCATCTGTAACCCAACCTTCTTTCATAACACTGAGGTTTTGAAATGGTTGTCCAGCCCTATTTTGGGTTTTTACAGAAGAGACTTTCCACAACGTAGAAAATCTGTCGCCGCCAAGCTGAGCAATCTGCGTGTTCCATTCACGAGATACTCTTAACTTAGAAGATGCAAAGTCCATTAAAAATGGTGTTGATTCCATTTCTCCTGTTGTTGCATCTTTGCGAATCAATAAGTGAGACTGAGTTTGGATTATTTCGTAATCATTGGGGCTACCGTCTTGGTTCCCAATCATTTCATCCGCATCAGCTCTTGACGCACAACTAGCTACAAGGCCACCACCTTTCTCACGTTTTCTCCAAACGACAAAGTCTTCAGTAAAATGTACGTTAATAACGTATATTTCTGTACCGTAGATTTCGTTGGTTACCGTGTTTAACAAATCACCAGGCTTAGCTCCTTCAACGTATGCGTCGTGACTTTCGTCAACTTCGCTATTCATTTGTTGAAGTAGTTTTACCCTGGGGGTTTGTAGGTGTTGGGTGGAAACATTTTCGTTTCCAAGGCCCGCAGACTCTTTAACATGCGCAGGCACGTTAGCAGAGACTAGGGATACAGCTTTTGATTCAGCCATCGTTCACCTTCCTTCTTTCATGGTTAATGTTCACTTACTGCGATAGTTAATCTTAGTAAGCTCCGTAGACTTAACTCCTGGAACAGAACCGTCCAGTTGTAAAGCCTCTCTAAATGAAGTAGCCGACATACGTTTTTGCAATAACTCAAACCGACCAGTGTCGATTATGTGTTTATGCAATACGTCCCAGTCTTCTACAGTAGGTACAACATCTATTTTTTTAGAAATTGTACATACATCACTCGCAATCTGGTCGAGACCTTGCTCTTCCATTTTGTAAATGATTTCACTATCGAGATCGTTTTGACGTAACTTAAGGACCTTCTCCTGTTCTTGTAAAGATTTAATGTCTTTACGTACAGATGACAGCTCATCCATAAGTTGGTTCAAATTCTTTTTTTCTTCCATAACAATTCTCCTAATTGTTTAATTTATTTAAAATGTGGAGAAGATTCTCCATCTTGCCTAATTTCCCATTAAGCTTTTCATACACTGTTTCTTCCCAGGTATTACGTGCTGCAATGAGGATAGTCTCAGTTTTACTAGTTTGACCTGACCTATGTATACGTCGGTTAAACTGCTGAAAATGTTCTGCATTGTAAGTGGGACTACACCAAATGCAGGTTGTAGCTTTAGTTAGTGTAAGACCATGACTCGCAGATTGAGGATGAGCAAACAATACTTTTATCTGCCCGGCCTGAAATCTTTGTACGATATCAACACGTTTTTGTGGGTTAGTTTCACCATCAATAATTTCGTACGTATAGCCACGTTTGTCAGCTAATGCAGTCAAAGCATTACGTTCATGACGCCAATTGAATGCAACAAGACTGTGTTTGCGTACTTCTAATAGATCCATAATCATGTCGTAACGTTGCTGGTGAATGTATTTAGCATCACCTTGCTCGTCATACACAGCTCCAGAAACTAATTGCAGTAATTTTTTAACACGAGCGCCAGCGTTAACTGCGTTAATAGTCCCTTGTTTTGTGTACAAGACAGACTCTTCAGAGAGCGTTTTGTACATCTTTTGCACAGCGGGTGTTAGATCTGTATGCATTACACGAGTTACGTTATCTGGTAAATCAATGCAATCTTCTAAAGCATAACGAATATTAATATCGTTTAGTTGGTGTGCTACTGTTTCTTCAATACCTGGTTTGTCTATCCATTCATTAGCAAAGCCATTGAACTTAGGAGTACATACTTGGTTACGAAAACTGTAGTAGCGAGTGCCTAAACGTTGCCCGTCATCTACACAAAGTGTTGGGTGCCAGACATCTATAATGCTATTAGTATTAGGAGTACCAGACATAAACACCCTGGTATCAAACTGTGACACAATCTTTCTAAGGTTTTTGGATCGTTTAGAATCTTTGTTCTTAAAGGCTGTGAATTCGTCAACCACCAACGTATTGAATCGGTCAAGTAACGATGGATCTTTTGATAGGTAGTTAACAGCTTCGAAATTAGTAATGACCATGTCAAGTTCTTGGTCAGCGAATATTTTCTGGCGGTTCTTAGCATAAGCTACTCCGTAATTAAGGTTGGGTTGAAACTTTTTAATATCATCTACCCAAGCAGCTTCTAAGATAGATAGCGGTGCTATGACTAAGGTCACACTTTTAGTTTGCACTAAAGCGTCTAACACAGAACGTGTTTTACCTGTGCCAGGGTCCGATGTAATAAGACATCGAGGGTTGTTTAGAATAAAGTTTGTGGTATCAGTTTGATGCGCATAGGCGGGCGGTGAATCTAATTTCATATTTAATCCTGTATTTATTATTTAATTCTGTATTTAATTCTGTATTTATCATTTAATTATACTTTATTTAATAGCGTGCTGACAAGCTGGGTACTCTCCTTCTTTATAAGAACACCACTTACAATTGTAATTGGAAGGGTTAGGAGGAAACTTAGTAGCAGTAGTCATAGCTACAGCTCGCTGATGGAGTTTAGGCATAAACAACATCGCTTCATCTCTAGTATAAGCTTGTACTGTAGTTTCGTTTTGATCTAAATACCACAACTCTGTTTGTACGTGTTGTAAATCTGGGTATCTAAAAAAACTACCGATTGCATAAGTTAATGCTTGCTGAGCGTGTGCTATCTCATTACCAAACTTTTTACCTGTTTTGTAATCAATAACGCGTGCTGATGTATCAGTTTCATGGACCATAGCATCTAACTTAATACGTGCCCAGGTCTCTGGTACTAACCAACCACAAGGTTCCCAATCAATTGTAAATCCCCAGTCGCCTTCAAGTTCTACTTTAGCTTCTATATATAGCTCTCGTAGTATTTTGAATTGACTCTCGAATTTTTTTAACTCTAATGGAAACTCACCTAACGTACCGTTAACATAGTCTTCTGCTTTTTGGTGTATTTCACTACCACGTGCTGCAGCAGGGCCAAAGTTTTCTTGTATGCGTTTAACTTTAGAGATGTAACTACGATAAGCGCAGCTCTCAAATGTTTTTAAAGTCGAGTGTGACCAGGCTGGTATGAGTCCCAACTCTTTTGGGGCGTCCGTTGCTATTACGTTCTCTAGATCTGGACGCTTGTCTTGTACAAGCTTTGACATAGTTTAATGTGTAGCCATATTCCTAGTAAGTTCCATGTCTTTCTTGTCAAAATGTTCTTCAAGTAAAGACTCTTTTACCTCTTTATCTAAGACCCAAGTGATTAATATACCTCTTGGAGCTGACTTGTTTTCACCTTCACCCATTCTTTTACGGGTTGTTGCGATACTTAATCGGCTCATAGCCTTAGTAAAGTCTCTTGTAGATAACACTTTTTTGTTATCTGTTAATACATCATACACGACTTTCATGTGTTGCATAGGAATTATAAGTTCTTGACCTGACGCTGCAATCCAATTCTTTATGTAGCGTTGTGCTGTACTTATTCCCCCGGCGTCAAATGTGTTTGTAAGCGGTATATCTAAAATCTCTACAAAGTATTCTAAATTGTTGAGTTTTATAGCGTTTGCAAATTCTTCTAGTACTGACATGCTGACTAACTTCATGTCTCGTTTAGCATCATTATCTAATGCTGTGTGAGCCATACGTTCATCAACTTGAAACTTTTCTAGTAAACCAGAAAACATGTACAGTTCTTTATCGAGATCTTCCAGTCGTGTAAGTAACTCAGGGAATGTTTTATCTAACTTACGTTCTTGCCTGGGAGCTACGTTGTAACGTCTGTCGCCATCTTCTATTTTGACCGCGTCAGCTCTGTTAGTAAGAAATAAGAAATTACAAAAACTAGGTAGCTCTACTTGGTTAGCACGCATAGCACGTACTGTTAATGTTGGTTCTGTAATTTGATGTTTTAACTTGTCTGCCATACGTCCTATGTTACCTGAGTCTCCCATTCGGAATTCATCAACTACTAAAAACAAGGCCATACGCATGTATAAATTAAATTGTTCTTCTATATTTTCTAATGAACGCATAGGAACTTGTGCATCACCAAACAAAGGTTTTAGTATTTTATGTACAAACAAACCTTTACCCGTGCCCGGTACACCTGTAAGTATCCATGCAGTCATAGTTTTTTGTTTTTTCTGATATATGTATGCAAGCCAGTTAACAAAGTGTTCTGTTTCTGTTACACCACCGCCGAGAATCTGTTGAATAAGCTTGTACGTTAGAGGTACATACTTTTTAAAATTCTCTGACTCTCCATACTTTACCTCTGGTAAATCTTGCTCTGCAGCTAACATGTATTGTGTTTTTCTAAACAAGTTTACATAGTACGGAGCTTTCTCCATCTCTATACCTTTACCTGATGCTGGATCAAACACTACTTGTGCGTCCGGAACAAAGTCTGGCATAGGACGATTGTGGGTACGCATAAACCCTTCGAGAGATCCTTTTTGTGTAGGTGTAAGTGGAAAGTCATCAGTAAACTGCTGCTTGCCTTTATCAAACACACCGTTGTAAAAAGTATCTGTGTAGTAATCTCTAAGAACTACTGGTCTTGCGTCTTTTCCGCCTTCCATTGCTTCAGCAAACGTATCGAATACGCTTTTGTAGAAGTCTGGATCTGCTTTCTGTATTTCAAATACAGGCTCACCTTTAAAATTGTACATATAGTGAGGGTTGGATAAAATAAAATAATAGGCACCGCTATCTCCTCCGTTTATATTGCAGTTAACATAAGGTTCACTAACCCTGCAAACTTCAATAGTCATTCTGTCAGGGTTCTGTAGAACTTCTTGAGACTCGCCTCCTATATTAACTGTAGTAACACGTTCGGCTTTCTTAGTAAGTCCTGCTTTTTTTCGTAAACCATCTTTTATTTGTACACCTAAATTGTGTACTTTCTCAGGATTAACATCCTTGAGTAATGGAACTATGTCCACGGTCGGTTGACCACGAGTAATACATACAAACCTGTCTCCCGAGATTGGGTCTTGTATACCCACAAACTTAGGTGGCGCTATGTAAATTAACTTTGAGTTATCAGCAAGACTGACATCTAAAGGAAATGCTAAACTCTGACCGTTGGCTGAAAGATTTAATTGATTAGCAAGAAAATCTATTTCGTAATTTAAAGTCCTAAACCATTCTTTTAATACTTTTGGGTACACAGGGTATTTAAGTAAAAAGAATAAATGCATAGAAACTTTGTTACCTTTTAAGCCCAGGGACGCAGATGCTTGTGCAATGTAACTTACATCCTGAAACTCCGGGGGCAGATATGTAACGAACTGCTCAGCAATAGTTTGTATATCAAACTCGCTAAGTGTTGATTTAGTAGATGATATTGGAAATTCAATGCCATCTAAATCTAATACTAACAAATCTGTTTGAGCAGCTCTGTCTGTGAGCATTGCTCTTGATTCGTTTTTTAACTTACGTTTAAGAAGCCCTTTGTGTAACGCGGCTCCTTGTTTTGAATATTGTTTTAATAAATCAAAGAACTCTTGAAATCCTTCTTCTGTTTTATCAAACTTGTGGTGATGTGATGTAAACTTTTTTACTAGTGGGTAAGGTTTTTTACCTTCTAACGATATCTCTTTGACTAATCGTTGTTTAGCCTTAAGAAAAACAACTTCCATAATTTAACTCCCTCTTCATTTATTCTTTTCATAAACTTCCTTTCGGTCGATCCTAATATTAGTGTCAGCTTCAAAAGCTAACTTAACCTGTTTAATGCCAAGAGAGGTAACAACAATCTCACACAAGATAACGTCTGGTGCGTCTTTATCATAGATAACTATGCACTCCTGTTTCTTTCTCGTTAGTATAAGATTGCTCATTTATTTGTCATAGACTTCGCTATAACCTCCTTCAGCATCTAACGGTAACTTCTCACACCATTCTGGTGGACTTTTCATTATAGCCATAATTTTGTCTAACGTCACTTCTGCGTCTTGCTTAGACCCTGAGCATATAATTTCATCATGAACTGTAAGTACAACATCCAGCTCTGGTAATTCTTTTTTGATTGTAAGCATTTGATTTGTAATAACTATACGAGCTAAAGCCTGAATAATGTTCTCACAAAGTCTAGGACCGTGAGTACGTATAGGGGCTTTGTTAAAGCTTGAGTGGTACAAAAACTCTCCAGCTGCGTATTGTAAGTGCGGATATTTTAAGAACATTTTGTTTGGCAGCTGAATGGCGTTGTTTGATACAGTCAAAGGGCCGTACGTATTACCATACTGAGCACGATCAATCATGCCGTATAGAAAACTTTTACATACATTCCATAGCCTGGGAATGCTTGGATACATACCTCGGTACTGAGAAACAATACCTTGAGCTGTAGCTAACGTTACGTCTACAGATGGTGATCCTTGAGTAAGTGTTGCTTGATATCGTTCTGCACCCATACCATAACCTAAACCTAAGATAGCTGTTTTACCTACATATCTTTCTAGTTTGTTAGCTTTGGTAATAGGTCTACCATATATCTCAGAAGCAAAAATACTGTACACATCTTCGCCTGCTGCAAAAGCTTCTAGTAATGGTTCTTCGTTGGCTAACCACGCAAGCATTCTCGCTTCGATGTTTGATAAGTCAGCTACGTACAAATAGTTACCGTCGGGAGCTGTAAGTGCACTACGTAACTTAGATCCTCGTGGCAGGTTTTGTAAGTTTATTTTTTCTGAACCACCAAATCTACCAGTGTGGGCTGCGTAATAACGTAATGGAACTGAGAAAGTACCGTCTGGGTTAACTGCAGACAAAAATCGTTCAGCTCTAGTTTCTTCTATACGAGACTTAACAGCTTCACGTGCATCCCAGATATGTTTGTACTCGGGATACATAGCCTGCATTTGAATGTACGCAGCATCAGATTTACTGAACGCTGGTATCATTTCACCTGTGCGTGGACTTTTCTTAGTTGGCACAGTTATACCCAGGGACTCTATGTGTGCAGCAAACTTTGGCTGAGAAGCGAGTGTTTCACGTGTTGTCCCACTGTCTTCTATGTGTTGTGCTGTTTCAGCAGCTATTTGTTCTTTGTGCTGTATCACAAGTTCACGGTCGAGTGTAATTTTAGGCTCTACAAACATACGAACTGTCAGGTCAATCAGGTCAAGTTCACTTTGTGGATACCCAATGGCCATCTTCTCAAAGATTTCGTACGTTAGATCTACGTCTTGTATGCAATAACCAGCAATTGTAGTTTCTAATTGAGGGTCAAGGTCACGTATACCTTTGGCATTGACAAGTTCTTCTCCTTTACGCATCGACTTGTCATCTGGAAACAAACGTTCTGCTACATTTTTAAGTGCTGCAGATTCGTTTGGGTACAACCCACGGCTCATTGCAGCTGTATCGTAGTAATACTTTGGATAGACCTGGTAAACTTGTGTAAGTATATAAGCATCAAATAGTGTGTTGTGACATACAACCGCGAGATCTTCCCAATTGTATTGTGCAAATAGCTCTGGTATTTCATCTTCGTTATACCATTCAGTTTCGCCATCCTCGTTCCATTTAACGCCTACACCCCACACTTTAAACTCCGGGGAGTGTACATACTCTGCTGTGGTCATCTTTGTAAGCGAATAGCCTACGTCATAAAATGTTTCAAAATCTAAATATAATTTGTTCATGTTTTTTTCTTCTTGGTTAGTTTACACCAGTGTTCATAGTCTCCTTTTTTAGCTCGCTCCCAACCGATTCGCTTACTGTGAATCATGTTGAAAGCTGTACCCATAGGTACATACTTGAATTCTATATGGGGGGCATCTACGTCGTGGTACGTATACGGGTGCTTGTTGTTACGTTTAACGTAAACATAGGTCGCCATCAATACTCCTTATCTTGGCTTGACTTTTCGGAAAAACCGCTTATGTTCAAATATGGTAGCACAAAAAAGTGCTGAACTTTAAACTTAAACTAAATAGGTGGTAATTATGGCAACATATAAATCAGGTCCTGTAGAAGGAAATCAATCTTTTAAACCTTTCCCAGACGGAAATCTTGGCGTTAGATACGCTAAATTTACGGCTACAACTGCAATTGCAGTAAATGATGTAATTCAAATGGTAGACGTGTTTGCTGGTGAAACGGTTCATAACATTGTAATCAAAACTGGCGACTTAGACACAGGTACTGCACTTGTGCTTGACGTTGGCGATGGTTCAGATGCTGACTGCTACATTGACGGATCAACAATCGGTCAAGCTGGTGGTACAGATACACTAGATGCTAACACCGCACCAAAAACTTACACAGCTGACGACACAATTGATGTCTTAGCTCAAGTTGGTCCTGGTGGCGGCGGTACTGGTGACATTGAATTATGGGTAACAGTATCGTAAAATACTAACTTCCATGATTTTCCTTTAAGCCCTCTTCAGCATTTAGGAAACCTAAAAGGGGTTATCGTTTCTCGAACGGTAGCTCCTTTTTTTTAACACCATACTTTTTGTTCCAGGTAACTCGTGTACTGTAAGCACATCTCCTACCTGTAAGCTTAAGTTCTCAATGTTAAGTTCTTTATCAAACTCAATGGTTTTGTCTGCACGCAATATAAAGTTGTAATCTATAAAAGTTATTGATTTTGCTTCCGTTTGGCTAGCCATACATGAATTCCTTCATCCCATTCTTCTTTAGTTACTCGTATATCGTTAAATTTATAACTAGCACCCTCTTGTGCAATAACATCTGTAACCTCTTTAAAGTTACCTACGTCTTGATCAAGCAGATCTGCAATCATAATTTGTACTAAATCATTTAGTTCTTTACGACTAATTAATTTAGATGATTTTTTGTTGTGAAATATATTACTAAGATGATCTCGTTGTTCATCATTTAGCTCAATTGATATGTTTGTTTTCATATAACTCTCCTAGTTATTAATAAAAGCGATGGAACTATTTGCATCCTACTCCTGGCGTGTAGTAAGAGTATTAGATTATGTGCGCTACTCTCTTCTTAAATTTTGGCACAACCATCTATCCGGCGCGGAATTAGGTTACCAAGACGACCGTGTGTCTGGAAGGTAGTAGGCGGCAGGTTTTAAACTACTTCTGCGAACGCACGCCTCATCGGTCGTTACTGGTCGTCTTGGTCTCCCTCGGAGTCATCTTCGTCATCATCAACACTACCGTTATTGATTTGATCGAAGAGACTCCGAAGAAGCTCGATTAATTCGTCAGCGTCATCATCGCTGAATTTTATGATTATTTCTTTAGGCATACTATAGTGTACCCCTAATGAACGGGGGAGCAACCAAAGAGTAAACTTTGGCTGTCCCCCAAGGGTCAATGTTATAGGTGGTAATATGTGGAGGCAACACCCCTAGTAACACTGAACTGAAGAGTCTATAACGGTTTCGTAGTATATAAAAACTCAAACCTAATGTTCAAGCTAGACTCGTAATTTTCTTTGATACGTACAGCATCAGCTAAATCTTCTACCATATGGTCAGCAATTTTTGTTCCATTTGTGTATACGAACATACGCATTTTGCCTTCTTCACCATTCTCTTTATAAGTTTTATGAATAGTGATCTCGTTGCAAGACATATTACCTCTTCCAACATTTGTAACCAGTGCACTCTTCTAAATGAGAACCACAATGTTCACAGTAATCTTCGTCATTGTCCATGGTCATGTCGGTGTCTATAACTAGATGGTCTTGCATCCACGCTTCAGATACACCGTTAGCTTTGAGCTTATCTTTAATAAGACTTTGAAGCTCTTTGTTTTTTTCTTTTATTCCACTCATCCTATTTCAAATCCTCCAGATGCTTTACAGAATTTACCAAATTCTATGACATTGTCCATATCAAACGGATAACTTTTTGCAAAACTGTCTTTCATACCGTCTTCACAGGCATTACATTTACCTTTGACATACTGGTCATCACGTACGCCAGAGCCATCACAGATATCACATTTTTCTTTAGGTAAGTTGTCTTGACTAACTTTATACCAGTCAGCAAATTTTTGTAGCTCACCTGTTTTGTGAGCTTCGGTTATTTTGTCCGCGATATAATTAGCTTTAATAGCATTAATATGATGGTAGTCATTGAAATCGCCTCCTTTTTTATCTTCATCAGTTAAAATGTCAGGCGCTATGTAATCACATATGTATGACCAAAGTGGTCTCCACCACCATACATTGTTACGAAAGTAATAACCTGGATTGTCTTGTTCAAACTTTTCCAGGTCTTCAATAAACTTATCGCGTTCTTCGTTACTTGGTTGTTTCTCCCAATCTATGTCGGGTTTTGTACCGACAAGCTGTGGGTTTTTACCATATATATCAAATCCCATACCTACCTCCAGTCCGGGTCATGTTGTTTCCATTTAACTGTTGGACCCGTAAAATCAACAGTAAATATTTTGTATTTCTTTTTAGTCATAGCAAGCTTTTCGTGCGCCATTGTTTTTTTCATAACAAATAAAACAACTGATGCACATAAACCACCTACCATGGCTGCGGCCATACCGCTGAAAGTTCCATAAAAACAGACCATTAGAGTCACAGTGATCATGACATCAACGAAGATGTCATGACCAATTGCTTTGCGTCCGCCAGCTTTAAGCGCTAGCAAAAGCAGACCTAATGCGCTGAATATTCCGATTAGCAACATTATTTCTTTCCCTCCACATAAGGTAAGCCATATAAGCAAATTGTATGGCTTCGATTAATATCCACAAAACTGTGGTAACAGTTGAAACTACGTTCATTGTTTACTCCTATATAGTAGATACATACACACACTCACAAGAAACAATACAGACATCAGTGTAATGACATGATGCAATGTTGATGCAAGTGCAACTAAACCTAATAAAATACTGGCTCCGATCAATACAGAGTTTTTGTAATCTATTAGGAATTCTTTAAATTTTGATAACTTCACCATAAGGTGCCTCCTCACTAGCTGTTGTAACCCATAAAACTGGGTATGGTGGTTGATCTCCGAAGTCGTTTGACTCCAAGTCGGTAAGATACACAAGAGCAGATACTGCTGGGTGTCGTTCATTGATGTAATCAATTACTGGACTAAAGCAGGTACCACCTCTACCTTCGTAAGTAACTTTAAGTGGTAGATTTTCTCTAGTGTATTCTTCATCGGCACGTACTTCGGTATCACATTGTAGAAAATGAATACGCTCAGGATTTGTGTCATGAAGTATAGAAGTGATCTCGCCAGTAAACTGTTCTAGCTCTGCATTACTGATTGAGCCAGAAGTATCTACAGCAACTGCGATTTCTTCTAAACATGGAGTATGCAATGACGGTAAGTACATACCTTGTGCAATGAACCTACGATTAGGTCGTATCCATGTAAAGTCTGATTTGTTGTTGGAACGTAAGAACCTAGCCAACGTCATCTTCCAATCAACTTTAGGTGCTAATGCTTTTTCTATAAGTTCTTGTAAATGACCAGGTAATTTACCCATTGACTTAGCAGCTTCTGCTGCTTGTTGAATAGCAATTTCTATATCAGCTTCGAATTTACCTGACGCTGAACCATCACCGATAGATGGGTGGTCCATAACTCCACCACACCCACCGGGATCGTCTCCGTCTAGAAGTATTACTCCAAACGGACTATTGCCGTCTCCTAAATCGTCAGGCAGCAAATTGTATACTTCTTCTGTAGACATACCGTCGTACTTGTCATCCAAGAGTTCGGTATGTGGAAGTATGAAATTACTTTTCTTAAGAGCAAGATTGATTACATAATCAGCAGCGATATTCCACTTTTGTGGGTCACGATGATCACGACGTAGCATGTGCATAAGAGCTACATGCATAACTTCGTGTGCAATAAGACCAATGCGTTCTTCGTCACGTAATTTTAGAAACCACTTTGGGTTGTACTTGATGCACTCACCATCGGTTGCTGCTGTACCTACGCTTTCATCTTCAATAGGTTTTAAGCGTAGAGCTAGCGTCCCGAAAAATGGGCTACTAAGAATTAGCTGGGATCTAGCTTTTGTATACTCTTGCATATTACTCATCTCCTATGAGTGACGCAGTCAGAATGGTTTTGTTTAAGTCGTTGTCTACAACAACTTGGTCAGCCATTTCTTTCTGCTGTTCTTGTTTACGCTTGCGTTGTTGTTTCTCATGAACTTTGGCAAGCTTTTCTGGTTCTACTAATTTAGACAACGCAGGCCAAGCCTTCATAGCTTGGTTTAACGTAGTAAATTTAAGCAGTAACATATTTACTTTGTGACCTGCTATCTCACGTTGTGCTTGTACTTTGCTGTTGTACTCTATGCATTCACATAAGTAATTAAGATCTGCGTCTTCGTATCTATTGAAATTATATTGAAGATGCTCCATAGACGAACTGTAACTACTAGTAGAAACACCCATAGGTACAGCACGTTCTGTAGATAGGGGTACTGATATGCGATAATCTTCATTTAGTTCTGTTTCAGATGTCATATCTTCATCATCATAAGCATGACTAGTTCTTGTATCATTAATAGGAACTAGACAAGTAAGATTACTCGTTTTACTGAACATAGCGTCAGGATCTATAATGTCACCCAGATGTTCACGCATAGCTTCTTTAGCAGCTTCTACTTTAGGGCCGATGTATCTGTTGTAGATAGCATCGCCACGTGTAACATCTAGTTCCATTGTTGGATTAGACTTTTTATGTGAGTCTTCAAATTTGTTGACGATGTCACGTCGCAAATAGTCAGACATTCTTACTGTACTCATATATACCTCCTATAAAATTACAGTTGAGTTATGAGACAACCACTTATCTACAGCGTCGTGTGTGATAATTGATTTGTCTTTAATAACAGATTGTTTAATTGAAATAACTTGAAACTCTGTAGGTAACTTCTTGATTACCTTAACAATGTTTTCTATTTTCTCTGGACACGCACGAGCTGCCAGAGCACCTGATAGAGCATACAAAACAGCCGGACTGTCGTCTGACTTGTAAGATGCTGGATTGTCTATGAGATAATCTATATCAGGCAAAGCTGAATAAATTTCTCTAAACGCTACGTATTCACCCGCTGGACCGTCACCGACAAGAGAAGATACACCGTAGAACAGTGTTTCTTCGTCCACGGCCGGTAACTTTAGTCGTTTGTCAACGAACGACCAGCTCCGAGGAGTCGGAAAAGCGTAGTTTTCAGCATTGAAATCAAACAGCAAGTTGGGTCTGTATCGTAAGAACGATACGAGAGACGTATCCACTCCATTGGATACTGCCCACTCACACCAATCATCCAGATCGGCTGAAAGCTCGTAGTGCGCCAATCTGTTTCTAACAGGTGATGGCATTTGATAGACAGCTGCAGCATCAGTAAGTCTGTTACCAGCCGCAATGATTGACCAGCCGTCAGGTAATTTGTAATTACCGACTTCCCTGGTTATCAACAACTGTAGGAACGCGTTCTGAGTTGCAGGTGGTGCAGTTGGTAATTCGTCAATAAGAAAAATACCTTCTGTACCGTCTCTGTCTGCTATTGGAAACACATCAGGCACAGCCCAACGTGTAAATCTTTTTGCAGATTCTTTGAGTTGTGCTACGTACGGCACACCTCTAACATCTACCGGGTCAAACAGGTTAGCCCTGAAGTCCAGTAGTTTCTTGTTGGTTTCATCAGCGATCTGTTGTGGGATCTCCGACTTACCTATGCCGGGACCACCCCATATCATGGTGTTGATGCCCGCTTGCATGTTTTGTTTTATCTCAGACTTTAGATGAGATGGTTTAATTGAATGCATAATTTACTCCTCGTTCATGATTCATGTTTCTATTGGTTCGATATCGCGAATCTTTATGTGACCCGCAGACACTTGTTCTAAAAAAGAACGCAAAGCTAACTGGCTATACTCAATTGACTCATCCCTAGGGAACGGCGCTTCGAACTCAACAGTTATTTGCATGTCTACACAAGCTGCATCTACAAACGTAGCTCGGTAATAACGTTGCTTAGGCTCTTTTATATCTATTTGCTTACTCATATTTAACTCCTCCACGTAAAGTGTAATTACTAAAAAAAGTGCAATAACTTAACTTGCACATAAACCAGTGTACTCTACGTGGCGTCATTTACTGTCGCAGGGACATAAGTTCCACGTGGAACATGGCGAGCGTAGTCACGCTAAGAGCGGATCCGGGCCGTATTGTAAGCCGAAGGTTTAAGCGGACAGCTCGCGAGAGATGTACGCGACAAATCGGCGGGATCGGCCTGCGTGATAGCGAGCCGACTAGACATAAAAAAAGGGAGAACTACCGAAGTAGAACTCCCTTTAGTGCTATTGCCACTAAGCGTTAGCAAAGACCGACTCACAATGCTGTATTGACGCATTGTTGTAAGTGTTTGCAACTTTACCTGACGAATCGGCGTGTTGTCTGAAATTCCATTCAGATAACCTTTGTAGTCTTCGCTCAACTTCGTTCTGCACACGGTCACGGTCTAGTGAAGTGCTTTTCAGTCCGAACTTGTCGTCTATAGCGGCTATTGCATCACGCAACATACGAGCTTTTCTACCTAGCTGCATCATCTTATCTTCTCGTTGGATGAGCCAATCAGGTATCTCGTCATTTGCATTGATGCTGGACAAAGAGTCACTGTATTCATAAGCAATACTGATAAACTCTGCCCACGTTCTGGTGTTCAACGATAGCACGTTGATACCAGTTGATTGAGGGTCAACCTCCAACAACTGACTAATACCTTCTACAATGGTATTGACCTGGTTGTCGTAATATATCTCCTCGTCAGCGGCTTTGTCGCCGTTGAATGTAAGAGCTGTTGTAGCTTTCTGGTCGAACACGGCCATGATGCTACCAACTACAGACTCGTTGAACGTCGGGTTACCTTCGTTATCGAGCTTGTATCTCTTGAAGAAGAAATCAGGGAGCGCAATTGCTGGTTTCTCAGCGCGTGCTTCCGAGCCTTCTGGGTCACCGTTGGTGTCAGGTCGAAACGCTGCTTCTTCGGTGAATTGTGGTTGAACCAATTCTGGTCCTATTTCTTGATCGTCTGGATCAAAGTAATCGTCATTAGACATATGTGCCTCCTTTGGCATTTATTATTAATAATATGTACATGGGGTATTGGTGGTTTGCGTCAACACTCTTGGATAATAGTTGTTACGATTAGTGGCCTTGCTACTAGACCAACACCCAACGTACACAATAACCATGTATTAATGACGACGGAGGAGTCATTCCTGTACCGGATGTCTGAAAGTAGTGGTACAGGGCTAAGTGCTTGATATAACGGGAGTTTATGGAAAACTGTACCAGAACGATATTAGTAGTGGTACAGGACAGAAGCCTCTCGGCGTAAGGCTTAGAGGCGTATCTGTACCAGATGTACCATTAGTTATGAATATTAAACCTAAAATCTATAACTATGGTCCACGGTCGATTACTGTTATCTCCTAGAAAGTACTGGTACATTCGGTACAAAGACGTAGTTTTAGCCGGCATCGTAGATCTGCTGTGCGTCTCAGCTGTACCAGCAAGGGAGAATGTACGTGGTACACACCCGGTACAGGCGGTACAGTCGAGACTGCACACCAGCCTAGAGGCAGGCAACCACGTTCCTTGACGATGCATCAGCAAGCTGATGATAGTAGTACGGCACACTGGGATGGTCTGTACATAAAAAAAGGTGAAGGACATAAGCCCCTCACCTTATTGTTAACGTTAACTGTTACGATGCTGCTCGAAGTCGAACTCCATCTGTTGTGGTTCACGTTTAGTAGCCATTGGTTTTGGCTCTTGGTCTTCGGTTGTTAGTAACTCATCAGTCTTATGATAACCTTTCTTGGTTTCATCATATGCTTGTTTACCTACTGAACCGAGTACACGTACTGACTTGTCTGCTACATAGACTGTTGCGCCTATAGCTTTGAAGCCTAAGCTAATGGTGTTACCCACTAGCCTAGTTGTACCTTTGACCATGTCTGTCATTGACATGTTGGTTGCTTGTTGTACATGACCTTTTACTTTATTAGATAGGTTGTCCATTGCTGGCCTCCTTCTTCTCGATAGGGAATAGAAAGATTGGTTCGACCTTTCCGTCTATTACTAATGGTTGAAAGTTAGGGTAGAGCGTGATGCCTTTCCCACCGTTGTTGGCTATACCAATGTCAGTCCAGCCTGGATTGTCTTTGGTTGTGCCGTTCTCATCCTTAGATGTATAAGGACGTTTTACTTTAGCTACGTACATTGTGTTACCTCCACATTATGTAGTTGTTATGTCTACGTCTGATTGACCTAGATTCATATGACCTATGTATTAACATCGACGGAGGAGATGTTGGAGGGGTACCGGACAAGGTTCCAAGGCGAAAAAATTAGAAACAAGGTTCCAAAAAGCGAATCGGGGAAGGGTACTGGCTCTGGGGCGGAGAGGGGGGGCCTGAGTGAGCGATAGTCTTGACTTTTTCTAATATATATTTTTTTTGGTAAAAATTTTCAATTTCACGTATATTGACACTATAATATTAGGAACATGTCAAAAGTGCTTGAAAAAATAGAACTATCTGATACAGACCGAGCGGAGCTACAATCTCACTATCCGTACATGGACGTGAAACTTAACGAGCTATCTGTACAAGAAGAACGCCTGATCTTATTCCATCTACGTGGAATGACAAAAGCTGCCGCCGGCCGTGCAGCGGGGTACGCAGACGCAGAACATGTGTACAAGATTTTTAAAAAACCTGTAGTGCAAAAAGCCCTAGGTCATTTGCGTAATGAATTTAAAGAAGACATAAAGTTCGATAAGCACCAAGCAACTTCTATGTACTTAGAAGCGCACCGTAAGTCAGCAACATCTACCGAAGAAAAAAATGTAGTAGATTCTTTATGCAAGCTTCACGGTCTATTTACCCCAGAAAACGCAACCCAGATTAATATCAATGTTGATTCTATAGAACAACTTGAGAAGCTACCCGACTCCGAGCTTTTAAAAATAGCAGGAGTTGATAACCAGTATTTAATACCCAATAGCGGTAAGGGAGGTAAAGATGACTAAGTACCATCAGCAAGCGCAAGCTACCAATAAAAAAAGAACCACTTGGAGAGCGAACATTAAACAAGACGACAAAGGTATGTTTACCTTAAAGCCCGTCAAAACGGAGAAACGACATGCGAAAAAAGAAAGCACCAGCTAAGAAGATGACTGCTAAGCAAAAAACTTTGCCAAAATTTTTACAGAAAAAAATAATGGCTAAAAAGAAGAAGAGTAAGTAATGGCTAAAGGAATGAAGCATTACAAACGAGATGGTACCGAGTACAAAGGTAACACTCATAAAATGCCTAATGGTCACTTACACTCAAACAAGACTCATACTAAAACAAGCGTAAGACTTTTTCATTTTAAAGATCTTTCTAAGACTGCTAAAAAGAAAGCTAAATCATAATGGCTACTAAAAGAAAAACGACTAAAAAGAAGAGTGGAGCAAAGCCTACTAACCCAAAGCTCTATGCAAGAGTGAAAGCTGAGGCTAAAAGAAAGTATAAGGTATGGCCTTCTGCATATGCGTCAGGTTGGCTAACTAAAACGTATAAAGCTAGAGGCGGAAGATACAAGTAATGGCTAATACCAAACCCAAAGGTGGACTAACAAAATGGTTCAAAGAAGATTGGGTTGATATTGGTTCACGTAAGAAGAAAGGGAAGTACCAACCTTGCGGTAGAAAATCGGCAAAGGGAAGTAGTAAACGTAAATACCCTAAGTGTGTGCCAAAATCTAAAGCGGGTAAAATGACAACTGCACAAAAACGTAGTGCAGTTTCTAGAAAACGAGCGGCGGGAAATCCAGGAGGCAAGCCTACTAGAGTAAGGACTATAGTAAAGAAAAAATCTACTGCTAAGACAAGGAAGCCAGCAGTTAGAAGGAGGACAAGGCGTGCCAAGAAAAAAAGCTAAGGCAATACGAAGAACAACGGGTAAAGGCGGTAATTATCGTAAGACTAAGTCTGGCGCGGGGATGACTAAGAAAGGGGTAAAAGCTTATAGAAAGGCGAACCCTGGTTCAAAGTTAAAAACTGCAGTTACAGGTAAAGTTAAAAAAGGTAGTAAAGCTGCTAAAAGACGTAAGTCATATTGCGCTCGTTCTGCAGGACAACTTAAACGTAGTTCAGCAAAAACGAGGAATGATCCTAATTCTAGAATAAGGCAAGCTAGAAGAAGGTGGAAATGTTAATTTGCCTACACAACGGAGAATAGTATGGGATACGGAAAAATGAGTTACCCAAAAGGGCCAACTAAAAAGAAAAAGAAAACGACCAAGAAGAAGTCTAAGAAAAAAGGTAAATGCTAGCGGATGCAAATAGACAAACAAGAATGCGAGGTTTGTAAAGCCTTACATCCTGACACACTATTCCCGTCCGACGACGGCGTATGTGTATATTGTAAAGCCGAGGAAGCGGAACGGCTAGAACCCCCTGAGCCAAAACTTACCAAAGCAGAAGCTAAGAAAATTTCTCAGGAAGAAGCTGCTCATAGGGAACTTGCTTTACGCGCACTTTCACGTAAACACATGTTGCCGTTTGTAGAGCGGTTTGATCCTAACTACCAAGCTGGTTGGGTACATAAAGATATTTGTAGAAGGCTAGAACAATTTAGCCAGGACGTAGCAGATAGAAAATCACCAAGACTAATGTTGTTCATGCCCCCTAGACATGGCAAATCAACCTTGGCTAGTGTTGCGTTTCCCGCTTGGCATCTAGGAAGAAATCCAGAACACGAGTTTATTAGTTGTTCATACTCAGGCTCTTTGGCCATGTCCTTTTCTAGAAAAGTCCGACATCAATTAAGAGAGCCAAACTATAAAAATATATTTAATGGCGCAATCCTAGATCCAACATCTCAGTCTGTAGAGTCCTGGTTAACTACTAAAGGTGGTGGTTATGTAGCTGCCGGTGTTGGTGGTGGTATTACAGGTAAAGGTGCGCACGTATTAGTAATTGATGACCCAGTTAAAAACAGAGACGATGCTGAATCAGAATATAGCCGTGATTCAGTTTGGGATTGGTATACATCAACGGCTTATACCCGTCTTGCTCCTGGAGGCGGAATACTTGTTATTTTAACAAGGTGGCACGATGACGATTTAGCAGGAAGATTATTACAAGCAGCAAACAACGGCGCTGATGAATGGGAAGTAGTTAAATATCCTGCGTTAGCAGAACAAGACGAAGAATACAGAGACCAAGGCGAAGCCCTACACCCAGAAAGGTATGACGTACCTTCTTTAGAAAAAATACAACGAGCTATTGGACCTAGAGATTGGTCAGCTCTATATCAACAGAATCCAGTTGCGGATGAAGGTGATTATTTTAATAGAGAGATGATTAACTATTATGATGAACCTGATTTAGATTATGACAGGTTAAAGTACTATTGTGCGTGGGACTTAGCGATTGGACAAAGAGAACGGAACGACTACTCTGTAGGTTTAGTTGTAGGCATAGATGAGTATGATAAATTATTTGTGGTAGACTGCGTAAGAGGACGATGGGACGGGTTCGAGTTAGTAGAACAAATACTGGACTTGTACGAGACCTGGAGGCCTGGAGTTGTAGGTATAGAAAAGAGTCATATAGAAATGGCGATTGGTCCGTTCCTACAAAAAAGAGTTAGAGAGAGAAATTTACACGAGGCGTATTTTCGTGATCTAAAAACAGGAAGGAGAGACAAAGAAGCTAGAGCAAGAGCAATTCAAGGTAGAATGCAACAAGGCATGGTATACTTTCCAAGAGACCCTGTTTGGGTTGGCCCATTAGTTGCAGAACTATTGCGTTTTCCAAACGGTGTACATGATGACCAAGTGGATGCTTTAGCATGGATAGGTTTAATGATGACGGAGTTCGCTACGTATTTTGAACCTATAGAACATGTCCCTTCTTGGAAGGATAGGTTACGCGATATAGCAAAAGGTGACAATAAGAAAACGGCAATGAACGCATAATGGCATACGGTAAAAAAGATAAAAAGCTCTCTAAGGCAGAGCAACACGAGTTGGCAAAAAGCCAATGGAACTGTTACACACGTGCCCGCGATAATGGTCACGATGATTATATTGATATCGCTCAACAATGTGATGCGTTTTACCGTGGGCATCAATGGGATGCTGCAGATATGGCGGCACTAGATGACCAAGGACGCCCTGCTTTAACAATCAACACAATTTTACCTACTATTAATGCTGTTCTTGGGGAGCAAACTACCCGAAGAATGGATATTAGTTTTAAACCTAGGGGTAGAGGGGTACAACCAGTCGCGGATGTACTTACAAAATTATTTTTACAGATATCAGATAACAACAAACTTGAATGGATAGAGTCCCAAGTGTTTGCTGATGGCCTTATACAAGATCGCGGGTGGTTCGATGTCCGCGTAGACTTTGATGATCATATCCAAGGGGAAGTTAGAGTCACCCCTAAAGACCCCTTGGATATACTTATTGATCCAGACGCTAAAGAATATGATCCAAGAACGTGGAATGAGATTTTTGAAACCAAATGGATGACTTTAGACGAGATAGAAGAGCAATATGGGCAAGATAAAGCTGATAAATTGCGTATTACAGTCGAACAAGGCTCTACTTTAGGTACAGATTCGGTCGAATATGAAGAAAATAGGTACGGAGATACCGCTGCAAGCGTTGAATACAACCAAAACAGCAGTACAAACCCCGAAGAAAACAGAACTTTACGTTCAATACGCGTTATTGAGCGCCAATACTACCAATTAAAGGAGTGTATGTTCTATGTAGACTCTGTAACAGGAGATATGCGCGAAATTCCTTATAATTGGAGCAAAAAGAAGCGAGAAAACTTCGCAGACCAGTTTGGATTAGAAATTTTAACAAAACAACAGAAAAAAGTACGTTGGACAGTAACTGCAGACCTAGTTGTACTGTTTGATGACTGGTCTCCGTATGACACTTTTACTCTAGTACCCTATTTTCCTTACTGGAGAAGGGGACGCCCGTTCGGTATGGTGCGAAATCTTATCTCGCCACAAGAACAGCTCAACAAAATATCCTCTCAAGAGTTACATATAGTAAACACCACAGCCAATAGTGGTTGGATAGTAGAAACTGGCTCTTTAAACGGGATGACTGCAGATGATCTCGAAGAACACGGTGCCGAAACGGGTCTTGTACTAGAGTTTAATAGAGGATCTAGTCCCCCCGCTAAGATTCCTCCTAATCAGATACCAACTGGATTAGACAGAATTAGCCAAAAAGCTGCTATTAACATTAAAACTATTAGTGGTATTAGTGACGCAATGCTAGGAACTGATAGTCCAGAAGTATCTGGTGTGGCTATTCAAGCTAAACAAAACCGTGGCGCTATGATGATTCAAGTGCCATTAGATAATTTAACTAAAACTAGACAGTATTTAGCCGAAAAAATACTAAACTTAGTACAGTCTTACTATACAGAAGAGCGTTTGATACAGATAACTGATGAATCAGACCCTATGAAAGAAAGAATACCTATGAAAGTTAATGAAATAACTCCAGAAGGTATCATTATTAATGATCTAACTTTAGGAGAGTATGACGTAATAGTTGGTACAGCTCCTGCAAGAGATACATTTGAAGAAATACAATTTGCCGAAGCTATACAATTACGCCAAGTAGGCGTTCCCATACCGGACGATCTAATTGTTGAGTATTCACATTTATCACGTAAAGGCGAGATAGCTCAAAGAATTCGTATGATGCAAGGTACCGAACCACCATCAGAAGCTGAAGCAGCACTACAACAATTCCAGGCTGAAGCACAAATCAAACAAACGCAGCTTGAAATTGCTAAACTTGAAGCTGAAGTACAGAACCTACAATCTCTATCAGAACTTAATATGGCTAAAGCCCAAGGTACTGCAGAGATTGATCCACAACTGCAAGTTGCAGAAATGGAAGGCAAGCTTCAAATGAAGCGAGAAGAACTGGCGTTACGTGAAAGGTTATCTCAGATGACTAATCAAGTTAGGTCAGGTCAGAGTGAAACACAGGCAGCATCAAAAATAGCCGTTGCTGCAATGAAACCTACAGGAGGTAAAAATGGCTGAGGATAAAAACGATATAATACTAGATAGTATGCCAGGAGCAGATGTAAAAACTGAGGAAGAGACAAAATCTTTTGAGGTAGATCTTAACTTTGGGGACGAAACTCCTACAGAAGATGTAGTAGAAGAATCATCTGAAGAAGAAGAGGTAGAATTTCCATCTGAAGAAGTAGTAGAAGAAGAAGAAATAACTTCTGAATTAGAGGAGGAAGAAGATGCCGAGGATATTGAAGACCCAGAGGATCAAGATGAGGTTGAAGTATCAGGAGAACTTGAAGAAGAAGCCGAAGAAGAAGTCGTAGAACTTGCGGAAGAAGAACCAAAAACTCCTAAAATTGCTGAAAAGTCTCCTATGGTACCTAAATCTAGACTAGATGAAGTATTAGCAAAGAATAAAAAAATGCAGAAGCAATTAGATGACATTGAGCAGCAACAAGCTGAAACGCAAGCTGCAGCTCCAACGTATGACTTTGAGTCTAAGGAAGTAGCCTATCAAGAAGCTATTTTAGATGGAGATTCTGCTAAAGCTTCTTCTATTAGGTCTGAAATTAGAGCGGCTGAAAAAGAACAGCTAATGTTTGAAATGCAAGCGCAGATGGGCCAAACAGTATCTATGAGCCAAGCCGAACAAGAACTAGCAGTAAAAGCTCAAGAGATTGGAGATACGTTTGAGGTCTTAAACGAAAACAGTGAAAACTTTGATGTAGAACTTGCGGAAGAAGTACGTGACTTACGAGATGCTTTTGTTACTCAGGGTTACACTCCTGCAGATTCTTTAGCTAAAGCAACTGAATATACATTAGCAGCTAAAAGACCTGATTTATTGCGCACGGATGAAGATAATGCTGCTGTACAAACTACACAACAAAATAAAGCTGTTGTAGAAAAAAGAAAGAAAACAACAGTTAAAAAGAAATTAGAAGCATCTAAATCACAACCTCCAAAGATGAAAGGCGAAGGCACATCTAAGAGGGGAGACAAAGTAGCAGATATAAATGTTCTCTCAGATGACGAGTTTGGAGCATTACCTGATGACACCTTAAAGCGAATGCGTGGTGACTTTGGTTAAAACTGTGATACGATAGTAATAACTTCGTCCGCTAAAACGATATTTAGCCTGAGTCGTTTCAGTAAAAAAACGCATTCGCCTACCACGGCGTTAATCTGGTCAAGGTCGTTCTTGTAAAACATACGATGTCGTAGCCCCAACGATAAAGGGTATACGGGTAAATATCGCCCCAAAAGTCGGTTAGTTTTTAACTTAAATTGGAGTACAAAATGGCTAATACAAACTTTAGCGCACTGACCAGCGAACAGCTTACAATCTGGTCACGTGATTTCTGGCGTGTTGCTCGAAATATGTCCTTCATTAACCAATTTGCGGGTAGTGGTCCTAACGCTATGGTTCAGAGAATATCTGAATTAACCCAATCTGAAAAAGGAGCAAGAGCAGTAATTACTCTTCTTGCCGATATGACAGGTGACGGTATCGTTGGAGACAACACTCTCGAAGGTAATGAAGAAGCATTAAGAGCGTACGACATCGTTGTTCAATTAGATCAATTAAGATTTGCAAACAGACTATCTGGTAGGCTTGCTGATCAAAAATCTGTTGTCAACTTCCGTGAGCACTCAAGAGATGCACTTGCATACGCAATGGCAGATCGTATTGACCAGTTAGCGTTTCTAACGATGGCTGGTGTTTCATACGGAGTCAAGAATAATGGCTCATTAAGAACTAGCCTGGGTTCAGGTCAAAATCTTAGTGATCTTGCATTCTCTGGTGACGTATCCGCCCCTACGTCTAATAGACATAGAAGGTATGATGCTACCAATGGTATCGTAGCTGGTGATGTTACTGCAGTTGCTGCAGCTGACACTCTAGACTATAAAGCTATTGTGCAGTTGAAAGCTTATGCTAAAGATAATTACATCAGAGGCATGAGAGGCGCAGGAAACGAAGAGGTATATCATTTATTTATATCACCTCAAGTAATGGCTGACCTTAAACTTGATTCAGATTTCTTAACTAACGTTAGGAATGCTGGAATCAGAGGACCAAACAATGAGTTATTCTCAGGTTCTTCAAGCTTAATGGTTGACGGCGTTATGGTTCATGAATTCAGACACGTGTTTAACACAAGTGGCGCGACTTCAGGAGCTTCTGGTAACGCTGGTTCTAACGGATACAAGTGGGGCGCTAACGCTGACGTTGACGGTTCTGCATGTCTATTTGTTGGAGCACAAGGCCTTGCAATGGCTGATATCGGTCTTCCAGAAATTGTCGAAGATAGTTTTGACTATGGAAACCAAAATGGTATCTCTATTGGTAAGATTTTCGGCTTTAAGAAACCAGTTTATCATTCAGATGTCTCAGGACAGAATGAAGACTTTGGTATCGTAAGGTTGGACGTTGCTTACTAGAGCACAGGTTGTAGGTAGCCCTTCGGGGCTACTTACTTTTATTAATTCTTTTTTAGGAGAAAAAAGTGAAAATTAAATCAGATA